TACGCAACAACACGTGAGGGCATCATAGCCGACGTAATAGGCATTGAGGGTGGGTACTCTAACCACAGCGACGACTCAGGCGGCGCGACTAAGTTCGGCGTTACTGAAGCCGTCGCAAGGCAGTACGGCTACAAGGGTGACATGACTGCTATGCCTCAAGACGTAGCTGTGTACGTATACACCAAAGAGTATTGGGATAAGATTAACGGTGACGTAATCCTAAAGCTAAGCCCCAACATCGCTATGGAAGTGTTCGACACTGCGGTTAACACTGGTGTGCACCGTGCAGGTATGTTCTTGCAGGTGTGCCTTAACGGGCTGAACAACAAACAGGGGTTCTATGATGACATCGAGGCTGATGGAGTAATAGGCAGCGGCACACTCACGGCTTTGGGTGGGTATCTGACACACAGGGATTCGCACGTATTACTGAAGCTGCTAAACTGCGTACAGGGTGCGTTCTACTTGTCGTTAGTTGAACAGCGAGAGAAGGACGAATCGTTCTTATACGGGTGGGTAGCTAACCGGATACAAATTTAGGAGACAACCGTGGTAGCGTTGAAAGTATCAAAATTCGGTGGGATTTCCCCACGGACGAGTGCGCGGTACTTGCCGGAAGATAGGTCGCAGACAGCACTCAACGTAGACACTACTCGACGCGGCCCGTTGCAGCCTACATACAGCTACGGCAGCCCCCTATACACACTAGGCATCGACCCTAAGACGCTGTTCCGCTACAACGAGGACTACACCGTCGAAGACGGTACGTGGTGGATGGCGTCTGTTAACGATGTCGACTTCTGTCGTGGGCAGATAATCGGGGACGACTACGAAGTTGTTTACTTCACCGACAACGATGACAACTTCCTCGTACCGCAGTTTACATACAATGAGTTCGTCACTCCGTCCGGAGGCGGGAGCTTACATGGCACGCTGCACGGCGCGTCAAACTCATACAACCTAGGCGTACCTAAGCCAACCCTAGCGCCGGTGGCATCAATAACACCCCCCTCGGAAACTGACGGACTAACGGTAGAATACCGCACCTACGTGTATACCTATGTGTGGGCTAAGGCAGGCCGCACTATGGAGTCCGCGCCGTCTCCTGCGGCCGCAAACATAGTTGAGTTCTACATAGAGTCCGACAGCGTGATAACTATTGACACGCTGACCACAGGCGCTCCCGACGTCGGCATGGCGTCCGTCGAAGTGACTAAGCGCATATACCGTTCCATAGCCGGGACGTTCTTACTCGTTGACGAAATCCCTGTCACGCAGCAGACGTTCGTAGATAACGTGGAGGCGAACGTCCTCGGGGAGCAAATAGCCAGCATAACGTGGGACGTACCACCCCCCGGCTTGAAGGGGCTGACCAACATGGCGAACGGTATCGTCGCTGGGTTTGTAGGCCGCGACGTATATTTCTGCGAACCCTATGTTCCTCATGCGTGGCCCATTAATTATGCGCTGACAGTCAACAGTCCTATTATCGGCATGGCTGCGGTAGACACTACGTTGGTGGTGCTGACTAACGAACGCCCATACTTTATACAGGGCAGTACTCCGGCGCTTATGACTGTGGTTGAGGGCGATATCGAGCAGGGGTGTGTGTCTAAACGCAGCATTGAAGTGCTCAACGGCAAGGTGTACTACACCAGCCCTGACGGGCTAGTCTCTGTTAGCCCTCGCGGGTCTGTGATCGAAACGGAGGCTATGTTCACTTACAAGCAGTGGAACGATCTGCTCGACCCCAGTTCAGTTTACGGCTACTCGCACGACCTGAAGTACTACGGCTTCCACTCTACCGGCGCGATCATCATCGACGTACCGTCGGGGCAGACCGTGACGCTTGACCTCACTGGAGTTACGGCGGCGTTCGCTGACCTGCGGCTAGATAAGCTATACATAGTAGATGATGCTAATAGCATCGTTGCGTGGGGTGACGGCGCTGCGTCTGAGTACACGTGGAAGTCTAAGAAGTTTTCGCTGCCGAGAGAAGTTAGTTTCGGGTTTATGCAGGTGGAGGCGGAGTCGTACCCGTTGGACTTCGAGGTGTTCGCTGACGGGGCGTCGCTACACTCAGGGACGGTCACTAGCCGTGTGATGTTTAGGCTACCTTCTATACTCGCTAGAGATTGGGAGATCGAACTGGTGGGGGACAAAGAAGTTTTCAACGTAGTGTTAGCACAGTCTGGTGAGGAAATAGCAAGTGCCTAACGACTCGCTGCCGACTGTTTCGTCTACGATACCCCCTGACTTACGGCTGTTCCTTGACCGCGTTCGTGAGGCGCTTAACGCCAGTGCAGGTGATCCGCTGGTACGCGAGAGTCAACTTACGTCTACAGTTACTGACGCTGTTAGTGCCATATCTGACAGTGATTCTGATGTGCCGGTGTTCACGCCTGAGACCCCGGTGGGGCTTACCGCCACATCAGGGTTCGAGTTCATAACGCTAACGTGGACGACGCCTACGTACTACGGCCACGGCGCTACTGAAGTGTGGCGGTCAGTTGATAACGACTTCAGCAACGCGATACTTATCGCTACGCTTACTGGGCATGTGTCAGTGTTCTCCGATTACGTCGGTACTAACGCCGAGTACTTTTACTGGGTGCGGTTCAGAAACATAAACAACGTGTACGGCGCTTACAGCGGCCCGGTGTCTGCACAAACTGCGTACGACGTCACAGAGCTATTGAGCGAGCTTACTGACCAGATAAGTCAGAGCCAGCTTACAGAAGACCTGAACAACTTAACGAACGGCGTTGCCGAAAACTATATGGTGACGGTTGACGCTAACGGCTTAGCCAACGGCTTTGGACTTGCGTCAGTTACCAGTGACACAGGGGACACTACTACAGAGTTCGGCATACTCGTTAACCGCTTCTTCCTGATGTCACCGCCCAACTATAACCAGCCGGGTCAGCCGACAGGCGTGGAAGGGCATATCTGGCGCAACAGTGATACGGGCGAGTACAAGCTATATACCGACGGTGCGTGGGGAGCGTTCGACGGTGTTCCGTTCATCATTCAGACTACGCCGACTATGATTGGCGACGTAGAAGTGCCGCCCGGTGTGTACATTAAGTCAGCGTTCATACAAGACGCCTCAATAACCAACGCCAAGATAGGCGAAGCAGCAATCGACTTCGCCAACATAGTCGACGCCTCCATTACCACGGGTAAGATAGCGAACCTTGACGCAGCCGTTATACGCACTGGCGAGATAGCGTCTTACAATTTCACTAACTCACAGGCCGGGTCTGGCTTCTTTCTTAATCTTGGGCAGACAGAGAACATAGACGAAGACGGCAATGTTACATACACCAGTACGCAGCCCCAACTTATAATACGTAGCTTCGGGTCGACTACTCCTGCGCTAGAACTTCTGAACGGGCGTGTAACCATCAACGCTGCTCTTATAAGAGAAACCCTGCAATCGGTTGGCTATGGTGTCGGCACACCGGGGTTTTCCTTCGATGTCGATAATGGCACTTTCATCATACGTGGGCCGGGTGGGGACATTCTATTAGCGTCTGACTCAGGCTACGATAGCACATTGGTGCAGTCGTCTATCCAGACAGTGCTGGATGCCATGAACTTGGCTACGGGTAACTCGCAGTTAGCAGCAGACGCCGCACAACAAGAAGCCGAAGCCGCAGGGCAAGTCGCTGGCGTTGCGCAGAATACCGCTGACGTAGCTGGTCAGGCTGCACAGGCTGCACAGGATGAGCTAGACCTCACTTTCGAGGATGACGGCAGTGGTGGGTACAAGTTCACAGATGCCTCCTACACAAATTTCTTTGGATTCGATAACCAGCTAAAAGGGTTCGCATTCCTCTCGCAGATAACACCAGCCAACTTCACCACGTACTTAGCCAACGCTGCTATAGGGCAGGCAGCTATCGGAAATCTCGCTGTCGGCACAGCCCAGATGGAAGACCTTGCAGTCACCACCGCCAAGATAGCAGTGCTTGCCGTCAAAGAAGCTAACATCGACGCGCTCGCAGTCACGACGCTCAAGATAGGCGACAACGCAGTCACGGTGCCTGTCGGTGTTGGTGGGTGGCTCGGCTACAACTCTACGGGGGCATGGAACAACATTGGCAGCGTAGTAGACATGGGTGGGTGGGCTATAACGACTGGGCCAACACATGCAATTCTCCAAGGCCGCGTGCAGTTTGGTGGTGGGCCAGTTTGGGGCGGTAACGCAGACGAAGGTAGCGCAGAAATATACATTCAGGTGGACTTTCAAAGTAACCTTGGGACGTGGATATCATACGCATCTTCAGCATCGCTTAGTTTGGCAGCGTTCTCGTTTGCTGATGGGTACGGCGGCGTGGTTAACACCTCTATGTTCGTAGCAGTGCCCACATGGTGTATAAACGCACGAGCGCAACTCAAAGCCCGAACTCAGCCACCACCCAATCAGACAACTGCGCATGAGCGATATATGAGTAACTACAGCATATCCGTACTGGCGGCTAAAAAATGATTGCGCTTTTCTATAACAGTGAGGGTCGTATAACTGACTGGGTCACGGGGCCGAGGACAGCTGTGGATGCCAACATCAAAGAGCGCGACGCGGTCGTCGTCGAGGAACTGACTGCAGGTGTTGACGAACTCATGGTCGTATCCGGCGAACTTGTGCAACTCCCCCCATGCCCAAGTGACGACCATGAGTTCGACTACGCTACAAAATCATGGAAGCTAGACGCTGCACAGGTTAACGCTGCGCTCCTTGATGGCATACGTCGACAGCGAGACAGGCTACTAACAGCGTCAGACTGGACTCAACTGCCCGGTTCTCCGTTATCTGATGAACAAGTTGCAGCGTTCCAGTCATACCGCCAAGAACTACGTGACCTACCAACTACGTACAAAGATGCCCAGTCTTTGTCAGAGGTAGTCATCCCGGTGCCACCGCAATGAACAAAGCGCGTATTGTCTTAGACCGTAAAGACCTTATCGGGACATGGGTTGCCGTGCAGACCGGGCAGGACGCGAGCTGGGGCGGGTTCTCCGCCATAGGTATCATGCAAGATAACTCAGTTCTAGCCGGGGTGGTGTTCAACAACTACAACGGTAGGAACTGTTTGGTGCACATTGCCATCAGGTCTAAGACGAAGCTAATCGTGCCCCTGTTTAGCGCTGTGTGTGATTACGCCTTTAACCTGTGTAAACTAAAGCGAATTACCGGCATGGTGCCTGTGAGCGAGGTGGACGTTATCGCATTCGATAAGCACCTAGGATTTCGTGAAGAATTTATAATGAAAGACGCTGCTACTGACGGTGACATGCAGGTATTAGTCCTAACCCCGGCGGACGCAACCCGCTGGCTGGAGAATATTGATGGGAAAGAAATCCTCAAATCCACCCGCGCCTGATATGACCGGGCTAGAAAACGTCTCACGGGAAGCCGTGGGTGTTATGCGTGACCTCGGCAACAGACAAATAGACTTTACTGAACGCCAGTACGATGAGTTGAGTCCCATCCTACAGAGCATAGCTCAGGGGCAGATAGCTGCTCAGGATCAGCAGATGCAGCACGCGCAGGACTACTACGACTATAACGTGAATACGTTCCGTCCTGTCGAGCAGCAAATTGTGTCCGATGCGCAGAACTTTAGCACTGACTCTTACCGTAAAGGTAGGGCAGGTGACGCAGCCGCTGCTTCCGCCAGAGCGTTCGACAATACACAAGGACAACTCAGCCGGTTCAACACTGCTCGCGGCGTAAACCCCAACTCCCCCGCAGCACAAGCAGCTCGACAGCAAGCGGCACTTGGCCTATCTGCGTCAACTGCTAACTCCATGACTAGAGCAAGCACTGAGGCTGTGAATCGAGGGCAGGCGTACATGACCAGCGCCGCAGGCTTGGGGCGTAACTTACCCGGCGCATCAACAGCAGCGTACCAAGGAGCTACCAGCGCAGGGTCAGCCGGTGCAGGAACGTCCATGGCGGCAGGCGACCAGTATATGCGAGGGCTAGGCGCTGGTGGGCAGACGATGAACGCTGGGTATCAGACAGGTATTCAAGGGCTGTCTAACGTCGCCAGTAACCAAACAGCAATATACGGCCACAACCAAGAGCGTGCTGGAGCAATGTTCGGCGGTATGATGGGACTTGGTGGGGCTGCGATGGGGCTAATACCCTCTGACCGGCGGTTGAAGCAAGACATTGTATTCCACCGGTACGACCAAAGCCTCGACCTTAACTTCTACAAGTTCAGCTATAAGACAGACCCATCACGCACATTCATAGGATTTATGGCTGACGAAGTTGAGAAGAAGTACCCGAACGCGGTGTATGAAGAAGACGGGTTCCAGCTTGTTGACTACACTGTGCTGAACTCACGAATGGTTGAGATCACTGAGGAGGTTGCCTAATGGGATTCGCAGCAGGTATGCGCGCCGGTCAACTATCGGCTGAAGGCGCTATTGATGCGTTCAATGCGACGCGGCGAAAGCGGGATTTACGTGCCGTTGAGGAAGAAATCGGTGCGTTGCGTTCTGAGACTCAAGAGAACTACGACAACTACAACAATTTCGTAGCGGAGAGCGCGAAGAACAATCCACTTGGAGCTGAGCAAGGGCTATCCTCCCCTGTTATCAGACCCAACCCGTTGCAGACTGGCCCGAACGCCGGGCCAATGTCACCCAACAACCCCGTGCAAGGGTTAGGGCCAGCACCGCGTGCACCTATGTCTGAGGCTGAGTTCCAGTCAGCTCGTGCTAATGCTATGGCATCGAGAGGGCTTGTTGACGAGGCGAACGACGCGTACCAACGCGCAGACTCACTAACCGCCGCTGAACGTCAGTTAGATAGGGATCGAGAGAACGACCGCCAATTCGGGCTGACCCATGCGCTGGCTCAACGTAAGCAGTCTGACGTTGAAGATAACACTGAGTCTAACACTGCGTACAAGGACGCTTTCACTGCCACTGAAGTTGCGACGGGCATAAACAGCGCAAATGGCGTGACCGCTCTCAACTTAGCCAGAGCGGAGAACATCGACGCAGCTACCACAGCGCAGGATCGAACCAACCGTATCAACACTGGCTACGACGCACTGTCTGCCGCGTGGGGCGAGTACGACGGTGATCGAGAGTCGTTCAGGGAGTCTGATGTGTACCGAGGAGCGCACGCTGACGTGCAAGATAGGTGGCTCGATAACGAAACTAGCACTACAGGCAAACAACGCGCTCTCGGTGAAACAGCAATCGTTGCACGTATGGACAGGGCCGACACGCTACAAGGCATGGCTAAAATCTGGAGCGATGACGAGAACTTCTCTCCCGGCTGGCACTACAACGTAGTTACCGACGAAGAAGGCGCGACAACAATAGCTGCCAACAACGAGAAAAGTAAAACCACTCGTGAAGTGTTCAGCGGTAGCTACAACGAGGGCGTCGCTTGGATGAAAGCTCAGGTGCAGGGTAAGGAAGTTGCCGCAATGTACATGGAAGACGTCAACACGAAGATGGCTGCTGTTGAAGCTGAACTCGCCAATGAAGGTGCGAAACGCACCAACGAGGCTAACGCGAACATAATCGACGGGGTCGAAGCCATCGAGGACTCGCTGGGTCAGTTTGCATACGATACCGATGGGGAAATTAAGCCGGGGTGGGAGTTCTGGGAAAACCTCCCCGCTAAAGGTAAGTTCCAACTAATGAAAACGATGTTGGGGGATGGCTTCCCTGACAGGGGTGTTAAGTAAGTGCCTGTCAATTCGTTGCAAGACGTCAGAGATCAATACCCTGAATTTTCTGATCAGTCTGACGAGGACTTACTCAATAGCTATGCTGATGATGTAGGGGTTAACCGTGACGTTGTCCGCGCTGGGCTTATGGGCGGTACACGACGCGAAGCGGTTGCACCTGAACCTGAAAACACACGCGGGGATTTCCAACGCGGCATACGCACCTACGGTAACCAGATAGTCGGGTTGGGCGCAGGTGTTGGCGCACTGGTCGCTGACTCTGTCGGCGCTACTGATACCCGCGACGCCCTGTTCGAGACCTACCAAGAACGCATGGAGGCGATGCAGGCGCATCAGCGTCCCGCGTTTGAACTTGAGCACCTACAAAGTGACGAGGCCACCGGCGGTGACTACGTCGATGCTGCACAGTATTACACGACCCTCGGGCTGTCTAATCTAGCTGGCGGCGGACTCGCAGGTTTTGCTGGTAAGCAGCTAGCCAAGGGTGGGCTGAAGAAACTAGCTGAACACGCCACTAAAGACCAGATTAAGAAAGCTGCTAAGCGCGGGTTCGCTGGCGGTTTAGGTGTTAACGCGATTGGGCAGGGACTCGGTTCTACGTATGGGCAGGCCGGTGAAGAACAGATAGCACGCGGCAACACGCTCGACGAAGTAGATAACGTCAAAGCTGCGTTCTACGGCACAGCCGCAGGCTCGCTTGAGTTCGCCAGTGACCTGTTCTTGCTAGGGGCGGGGCGATTTCTACCGCAGGGTGCGGCCGGTAAGTTAGGCGACGCACTCACCTCCGGCGGTGTTGTTAAGCGGGGGCTTAAAGGTTTCGGTGCGGCGGCTGCAGTAGAGGGCGCGACGGAATCAGGGCAGACCATGCTGGAAGACCTAGGCTCTGACGTTGAGGTTCAGGCGTTTGACGACGACCTTCAGGAACAGCAGGACTACCGAAACAAATTATGGCAAGCCGCGTTCGCCGGTGCTGCTGCTGGCGGTTTGGCTGGCGGTGTAGTAGGTGGGTTACGACCACAACGTGAACCAGATTTAGGTGGGACAGACATAACCGGAGATGGCGAAGGTAACAGCCCTCCGCCTACAACTCCCGACGTCGAGTTCACTCCAGATAGCGCTGCTAACCAGCGCGTGATACTTGGTCGTCTTGAAGCCGTCGGAGTTGATGCAGAGCTGAATATTCTGGATGGTCAGACGCCGGGCGAAGCCATTGATCAGTCGACGCCGAAGCGCCCAACCAAAGAGCAGTCTAAGCAGCGCGAAGCTGACGTTAAAGCAGCCTACGACGCTCCGAGTGAACCTGCAATCTACGCCAACGATAAAGAGACGCAGATCGAGCGCCGCCTTTCAGAAGGGGAGGTAATGGAGCTGCGTGCTATCTGGGCGCACAACGAAAATCAACCAGAGAAGTTCCTACCAATTCCGTACGAAGGTAACCCGTACGTAAAACTGTCCGACTCGAACGGCAACACGAGCACGCAAGAGCTAGACCCCTCAACCGGGGCGTACAGAGATTTTGTAGGTGCGGTAGCCAGTAGGATAGAACGCCGCGCCGGTAGAGGGAAGGCCACTCAGGTTGAGAACCTCGTCGACGAGCCTGATTCTATTACACCTCCGGACACGCAGGAGAAAGCGGACCAAGCTACTCGTGACGCACTGGCTAAGAAGACGAACGAGCCTAAGCGCACGCGGAAGCAGCAAAGACGAGACCTTGTCAGCGACCCCATATTTCAGACTGCGGCGGGGCGAGAAGCACTGGTAAAGGCCAGCACTAAAGACGGGTCACCTAACGCTGACCTACAACGAATGCTGCTACGGTATCGAGAGGTGCCGCTGTCTAAGCTGCGTGAAACGCTGACCAACGCGAAGACTTCCGAGTGGAAGAAAGCACTGGTGCGTGAGGTTATCGTTGAGCGCGGAGAAAACCCCGTAGCTCCGGTTGTGGTTGCAGCTCCCGCAGCGCAGCAGACCACTGAGACTGTTGCAGAGCCAGTGAAAGCTACCGACGCGGAGTTGATGGACGTTCTGGAGGTGGGTCAGCAGGACATGGGACTTACTGATGGTGAACAAACTGTCTGGAACCTGTTGCTTGACGCAGCAGTGAACGACGAGATGGAATCTATAGTCTCCCTCAGCAAGAAGAACTCTAAGAGTAACGTATCACCCAAAGCCATCGCTGACCGCACAGGCATGAAGCGCAACACGGTGAGCAACTACCTGAAAGGTATCCGAGGGAAGGTCGAGGCTTCTATGGGCGTCGACATGTACGACGCACTGGGCCAGATCAACACCCGCCGCCGAGAGATGAACGCGGAGCAGGCCGCTCAAGAGGATGTGGTGGACGAGGCCGAGCTTGTAGGTGGGGTAGCCGACGAGCAAGCGCTAGCTAACCAAGACGAAGAAGTGGAAGCCGTCGCTCAAGAGGAGTTGGCTGAAGGTGCTGGCTTCACCATACGAGATGAGACGAAGGGGGTGTCGGGCATAAGTGCGTTCGACGTTACCGACGCGACGCGAGTGGACGCCCTACTGGAAAACGAAGCCGTTGCGGAGATGGTTAAAACTGAGTTCGAGACTCAGACAGGTAAGAAGTGGGCGGCGCAGTCCAAGTCACAAAAACGCCAGTGGTTCGGTAAGTTCCAGCAGGAGCAAGACGCCCGAGAGTCAGACGAAGCAATTAGGGCAGAGAACGCACGACTGCAAGAGGAGAGCGCTGCCAACCACGTAGAGCTACTGGAAGCGTTCCGTAACGACGAAACCCTTAGTATGGGGGAGACGATTTATGATCGCACCGCCCAGAACGAGCCAGAGGGAGTTGCGCAGACGCCGTTTGCAGAGCTGACCCCCGGCTACCAGCAGACAGTTATTGAGATGCTTGCTACAGGTGAACAGTCGGCCCGAGGTCTGGTCAACAGTGCACAGCGAGCTTTACAGGAGATACAAAATGACCGCGCCAGAGAACAACGGAGTGAAGCGTCTGCTCGACTCAGCCGAGACGATAGCCAGCAAGCAGCTCAGGAACAACCCGGCGAGACTGGACTCGGGGACACGACTGTTTCTGAAAACCAGACACAACAACAAGCCATCGAAGGACTCGCAGAAAAACTAGCGGCCGACGGTAAGATAACGACGAAGAAGTCTAGGCGTGTGATCCCCACGGAGAAGGGGGACATGTACGCGTACGAAGGCACCTCCAAAGGCAAGAAAACAGGAGTGACTGCACAAGCTGCGAAGCGGGTAGCCAGCAGGATCGCTAGTGCCAGAGGTTGGCGTGCCAATGGGAGTTGGAAGCTAGAGGTGGTAGAGACTTTTTCCGACCTACCTGCTCACATTCAAGCGGAGTTCCAAGCGCTGGGCGGCGCAACGCTGTTCGGTGTGATGAATACGAGGACGACGTTCAAGACAGGCAACGAACCATTCTTCACGGCCTACATCGTCTCAGATTCGCACTCAAGTTTGGCTGACATCGAAGACACGGTGCTCCATGAAATGACTCACGTTGCTGCGGCGTCTATGTTCGGGGCAGACCGCACAGGTGCCATGGCAAGCGTTAGTCTCGGTATGGGCCGCGACAAACTGTTCGCACTAGCGGATAAGTTAGGCGTTAGCGACGCGCTCCTGCACTACGAAAAAGAGTTCCTCGACTCCGACATGGGGTTGCTGCGAGCTAGAGCCGTCTTGTTCGAGGAGATGATGGCATACTCTATGGGGCGAAAGACTAACGCTGGGTTGTGGAACGACATTAAAGCGGCAGTCGGTGAGTTCAAGCAGTGGCTGCGTCGTCACGGGTTCCATAAACTGGCAGGCAAAGAGGTAGGTGAGACAGAAACTCTCGCGCTGATGCGAAGACTTAACAAAGAGCTGATGGGCCAGTACGCTGCGCATGAGTTCCAAACGACAGAAGCCGGAGATCAGGCCACTGTAAACGTGTACGAGAATGAGTCGCGCTCAGGACAAACCCTCAACCCTATCGTAGCGATGGGGCGAGAAGACTTAATCGGTAAGATCGCCGACGGCACTGCTACAGAAGAATACATCGACGACCTGATACAAGTACTGGACGACGCAGTAAAGTCAGGTAGATACACAACGGAGTTTAACGACAAAGGGCAGGTAGTATTCAAGCCGGTAAGCGACTGGGAAGGCGTACTCCCAATCTCGATGGCTAAGTTCGGCGAGTCAAATTCAGAGCGTGTCAGCACAGAGATGAGCGCCATCTCTGACAAGATAGCGTGGAAGGTAGAGGAAACTCTCCCCGGCGTATTCACAGCGTACGAGAAAGGCAAGCTAGGATGGCTGACGCTGGAGCAGATAGCAGACCGATCCGGATTCCCGCAGGTTCGTAACTACGTCGACGCGGTTCATAAGATACAGCGAACGTCTAAAGACCTACTCGCTGACGCGCACTCAGTTAACAAGGTGTGGTCTGCAATTCAGTCTGACCGTCCTAAGCAAATAGAAGCTATGAACGCGCTGATGATCGACACCACGTTGGAGCAGTACGACCCATCGAAAGATGCTCCACAAACACCGGAGCAGCAGAAGCTCAAGCGGAACTTTGACAAGTTAGACGGCGACGTAAAGACGTTGTATGAAACTGTGCGCGACGAGTTCACTCACTGGCACAACGATAAGGTGGCGATACTGGAGGGCGCGATACTTGACGCCGCCGCTGCGGATAACCCACAAAACTTGGACAAGCTGACCGGCGACTTAGAGTCCATGAAGAAGATCAAAGGGCCGTACTTCCCACTGAAGCGGCTGAACAAGTACTACACGGTCGGCATGTCTAGTGAGCTGGAAGCCCTGATGAACGCTAACGACGAAGCGCCGTTAGTAGGCAAAGACAAAGCGTTGATGGCGCAGTTACGCAAAGACCCTAACCACTACATCGCGGAGTCGTTCAAAACTGTAAACGAGGCTCGTGAACGCCAGCGCCAGCTAGAGAAGCGGATGGGGGCCAGCTACTACCAAGAGTCGACCGACCTGTACAAAGCTCAGATTAGGGACGCTCCAGACATTGCTGCTATCGAAAAATACTTTGCCAGTAGTGACCTCACCCCTGATGCCAAGGGTAAAGTGCGGGGCATCCTTGAGTACATGTACGCAGACATGTTGCCGGGTAACGCCGCTGCTAAATCCCAGCTTAAGCGAGAGGGCGTACATGGGGCAGACAAGGACATGAGACAGGTGTTCTCCGACTCTGCTGTGAAGAACGCGCACATGATCAGCCGCATGAAGCACTCCAAAGAAGTTGGTGAAGCGCTGCTAGATATACGTGGTATGGGTTCTCGCCAAAACGAAGGGGAAGCGACCAGAGTACGTAACGAGATTAACAACCGTGCGGGTATGGTGTACGAGCACGACGAAAGTCCTATCGCTGATTCGTTTATGACGCTCAGCTTCATGGCTCACTTGGGTCTGTCTCCAGCGTACATAGCGACGAACATGTCTCAGGTGCCGATGATAACGGCTCCGTGGTTAGCTGCACGACATGGCGTACGTAGCGCTACCTCTGCGATAGGTAAAGCGTACGCTGACACCGGGAAAATAATAAAGTCGAATTGGGTTAAAGAGGGCGGGTTCCGTAACGGGGGCTGGCGCATGGAGTTTGACTGGGAAGGTAAGCTACCGGCCAACGAGTCTCGCATGATGCAGGAGCTGCTGGAGCGTAACAAGCTAGACATCACTATCGAGCACGACCTGTCCGCAGTTGCCAAAGGTGGTTCCGACTCCGGCATAGCCAGTCAGTTCAGCCGTAACAGTGAGTACATACAAATACTTAACACGCCTGTTAGGATTAGCGAACTCGCCAACCGAGCCGTTACCGCCTTAGCCTCGTACCGTCTGGAGAGTAAGCGTCTGAAGGGCGACAGCACGTTGAGTGCTGAGCAGGTTCACGCACAAGCAACTGAGTACGCGCTGCAAGGCGTGAACGAAACACAGCTCGACTACTCAGGACTGAACGCACCTCGTTACATGCAGGAGGTAGCAGGGTCACGTGCGCTAGGTAAGATCGTGTTTCAGTTCAGGAAGTACCAGCAGGGCATGGTGTACCTGATAACTAAGAACATGAAAGACGCGATGTTTAACTCCAACGCCACGAAGCAGGAGCAACGGGAAGCACGTAATACTTTGTTCGGGCTGTTCACCACCACCGGGATTATGGGTGGTATGACTGGTATGCCGTTAGCTGGCTCGATTGCATGGTTAGCGAACTTGGCTACCGAGGTGTTCGGAGACGACGACGATGAACCGTTTGACGCGGAGCTGGCACTGCGGGAGTTTTGGAGCGAGTTCGGTGGGGGTGGAGAAGATGGCGCTGACTTCGCCCGAGCGATGATGCACGGACTGCCAACGATAGGTGGGCTTGATGTATCTCGTAGAATTGGTATGGGGGATTTACTGTTCGCTCTGCCGTTCAGACGTGAGGGCGAGACGCCTAGAGAGACGGTGGCCGAGACAATAATTGCTGCATTAGGTGCAGCACCTGCGTACGGCGTCAACGCCTACGACGGGGTGAACACAATGGTCGACGCAGCGTCTACCGGTGAGGGCGGTCGCTTTATGAAGGGGCTGGAGAAGATAGTCCCAGCGAAAGGAGTGCAGAACTTATTCAAGGGTTACAACCTGAGCGATCAGGGGCTGACTGAGCGATCAGGCGAACCGATCATAGGGCCAGAGGGCTTCGACTCTGCTGACGTCCTGATGCAGTACATGGGGTTTGCGCCAACCAAAGTGTCAGACTACTACACCGCAAACATGCGTAGGTCTAAGGTAAAGCAGGCTGTGGAGGGGGTTAGAGGTGACTTGCTGAGGCGGTACGCTCAAGCTAAACTTGTTGGCGACCGTAGCACCGTGCAGGCAGTACGTAAAGAGATTCAAGCGTTCAACCTGCGTAACAATCAGCGGAAGGGGGTACGAATAACCCCGAAGACAATGCGTCGGTCGCTACAAAACCGTAGAGACTCACGCAGAGATCGCGGAGCTGGTGGGTTACGAGGTGGCAAGCAGTACGATAGGTACAACGACGAAGTCGATTTTATAACAGGAGAACAACAATGAAAGCAGATAAAGCAGGTGGTTGCTACGGCGAAAACCACTCGTTCAAAAAGCACGGCCCGGTCATTACAGTTGGCACTTGCGGCCAGCTAGGTGGTAAAGCACCTACGTTGCACCACGACACACCGATGAACGTGATGCCCGGTGGCGAGATCAAACCGGTCAACGGTCAGGCTGGTGGGTACGAAGGTAAGAACCGCAGCTAAACTATTTCGTCTTCGCTTTTTTAGTGCGGGGGAACGAACGGTTTTTAGACTTGGGTTTCACGGCTAGGTTCGACTTCTTACTGGAGCCGCCCTTAGCCATTGGTTTTTTGTGATCCACATCGTTACCGTCCCCCTTCTTTATCTTNCCAGCTTTCTTCATAANCTCGTTNGCTGCGTTACGCTTAGCACGGTTTTTCTTCTGCTTCTCCGTACCGTGGTAGTTGTCGTACTCTTTTCGGTAGTTACGGCTCTTGCTGCTGGTCTTCTTGGCTACCATCGTTCTCTCCCGGTTCAATCACAGACAGTACATGCGCTGCGCTTTCAAAGTTTAGTTTCCAGCAGCGTGATCTCGTCGACGCTACTGACGTTCCCTTACCAACATCGTACCGTAAGTCAGCGTCCACCATCCAGTTCTTATCCGTTAACCGACGCCTGAAGTCGCTGTAGTCGACGCTGTTCTCTGCACACCACTTACGTATGATACCGACGGGGATCATTATGTCGCCCGTACTGACTATGTACCGCCCTCGCACTGACTGCCGTGGCGCTCCGTACCCCGGTGCAAATGGGGTGAAGTCTGTGACACGTTTAGCCTCATCAGTCGTGACAACCATGCCGTTCTGGAAGTCACTCATCATCGACCGCGCCATGTCCTCAACCGACTCTACTGACCTGTCTGCCACCACCCTAATCTCTTTAATGCGTTGTATCGTCCAATCCTCCAGCTCATCTATGTTGAATTGGTGCATGTCTAACTGGCGTGTGATGTGCGCTGCGGTTAGCGTCGCCGCTGCCAGCATCATCCAGAACCGGGCGCTTTGATTAGCCTCAGCTTTTTTGTTCAGTCGGTCTAGCATCTTGTGGCATATCTTAGACACCTTGTCTTGGTTCACTGTTACGTATTCAACGAACTCAGCGCCTGTGTTACCTGAGTGCTGCCACAGTTTCTCGAATAGCACTGAGTCCTGCGTATCAAACCCTTTGTTGTAGAACTTAATGTCGAACAGTCGTGCTAACTGGGCTTGGCTGTTCTTAGTTTCGGATGAAACTTTAGATGCGAGGGGGGAGTTCGAGGTGATGTAACTAACTGAGTTCCAGTTGTACGCTGACGAGTCTCGTAGCCCACCGTCGGCGCTGCCCTGTACCTTAGCTGTACCATTGCACACACGGTAGAGAAACTTGCCTAGCCTGTTGGGTTCCCAGTTAGTTACCTCGTCGATAAGTATCGGTAGGTTGTGTCTCAGCCCTGCCATAACGGTTATGGCGTACTCGGTCGCTCCGTCTTGTCCGTCTGCTTGTTGGCCGAACCCACTGGGGTCGCCGAAGTTTGCAATGGCCGCCTTAGCGACCGACGTCTTACCTGTACCGCTGTCCGGTGAGTAAGCTGCCAGTGTTATACCGATGTTGTGAGAGTGCAGGAACTTGATAAGTAGCGACCCGAAGGAGGCCAACCAAAGAAACTGGTACTCCTGATAATTCGGTTTGTTGTACAGCTTGTCAATCGTGTCCACGAACGCTTGGCGGTCGCCTTTAGGTGTGTGCGACTCTGCGTACTTCGCTAGGCTCCGTGCAACGACGACGTCTTTTATCTCACCGTCGGGTCTGTACAAAGTTTTACCCAGTAGGAACGACCCATCTTTCTGCCATCCCATTTGGTCACGCATAGTTTGCAGGTCTGTGCTCTGCCGTATTACGTCAACCCATGTCTTCATAAACTTCACCAGTAGCCTGCCATCGTCACGTACTGTGACTGCGCACTTACCACCTAGTGCTCCTATTAAATTAACGCCCCCACGCTGAACTACGTCGAGTGGAAGGTCTCCGCTCTGCCATGTGTACGGTGCGGTTCGTGCTGACACTCGTACGTAGAAGGCTTCGGATAATTTATCGTAAAATATGAACTCTGGAACTGGGAACTGGGAGCACACAACTACGTGGCGTACGTTACCATCTTCATCCTCCAGCCTAGCCATCAAACCCCGCCCCTCTACCCATGCGAACTCGTCTTTCAGTCCGTCGGGCAACTGCGGCAGGGTTTCTAGTACCACTTCGTCCGTGGCGTCTTGTATAACCTCAACGGTGGTCTGGTGTTCAGGATCGGGATACCCCAACGATATTGGAGAATTACATTTCATTTTGCAGTCGGCACAGGCTGGAAACAACTGGCGCATGGTGTCACATAGCGTCGGCCCTCGATCTTCCCACTGTTTTATCTTATCCGTGGTAATGATTGGGTCGTAGTCGTGGTGACCTGCTGACCACCCCTGAACTATGTCTTCCCCTTGGGTTGTGTGTCTGAGTACCCCAATGCAGCTATACCACTGCTGCTCGTCGTGCGTCGACCCTTTGAAGTTACGCATTTCGTTAAGCACTGCGCACTTGTCTGCGATCTTCTCCGCGTCAGATGGCGGGTACTCATCCATACCGCCACTCAGTGCGCTGTTAAGTGTAGTGGTCAGTCTTTGCTTTGGGGGCGTAACTTTCAGGTCGCCACTGGCTTTCTTGAGTGCGCGCGCCCAGTCAGAGAAGCGGACAGACTTGGCTTTGTGCAGCACCCTGACCTCTTGCGTTCCCCCTCGCTTATAATTGTTGGTGCCTATAGGCCGCAGCACACACGCAATATTAGCCGTGACTTTATCGGCAACCAATCCAGTGCCGTCCATGACAGCCTTGAATAGTTGCGCCACTGGTATCCACAGGGCTTTAGGTATGTCTTTAGTGAACGTCCAGTACGCATGGACGCCGTACCCTGAGCTTACTGTGAACGTAGGGGCTGGTAACTTAGCCGCCTTGAACCCTGCTCGTAGCGCAGCTATGCCATCTAGCTGAGTTGCGTACGGTTTGTTTTCTCCGCAGTCAATGTCAAGCCACATACTTCTAGCGAGCATTGCGTTCTCTTGGGTGCGTTGTTTTTTCTTGCTCGTGCGTTTGTCTATGTAAGACTCTTGTTTGAAACTAGCCAGCGCAAAGAACGCGTTGTCCCCCTGCTGGCTTATGGCCTTACACTGTAGTGCTAAGTCGTCATGGGTGTAGCACACGGTATGCTTGAAGTAATCTATAGTCCGTCCGTCCTTCTCAAAACGAACTGGCACAGCCGCGAACAACACCCCCTCAGAAGGCGTCACAGCCTTCAAGAAATCAGATGCTTTCATTTACCACCTTCCTGATGCCGGGCTACTACGTTAGCAGCCCGAGCAACCGAATCAAGTTAGTTCTGGAGTATTAGCTCCGTCATCGGTGCTTTCATCAGTACAGTTTGCTTTGAGCATGTACTTCTTGACGGTGGCAGCGGTACGCACAGACCGTTCTTCCAGAGGAAGTTGGTCAGGCACAGGCAGTCGCCCGTCCTCCATCGCTGCTCGCGTAGCGCTTAGTAACTCATCGGCACTGGCTCGTATCAGGTGGTGGGGTTGTGTGACGCCGCGCAGCCAATTGGACGCAGTGACACGAGACACGCCTAGTAGCCTACTGATATGGCGGGGTTTTACCCCCGCCTCCCGCAACAGCTCAAATTGGAAGCTTTCCATTGAGTTCTCCATTAGTCATCGAACCCGGCAAGTAGCGCGTCTAGCGCGTCGAGTTCATCCTCGTCGCCGTTCACTACACCAGCGGCTTCGTCGTCCTGTGCCGGGTTAGGTTCATCGTCGTCGTCCGCTACACCACCGAAGCCGGACGGAGCGGGTGGCTCAGCTTGTTCTTCGGTCTTCTTGGGCTTCGCTTTCGCTTTCGGTTTCGGTTTCGGTTTCGGTTTAGGCTCAGGCTCAGGCTCAGGCTCAGGCTCAGGCTCAGGCTCAGGCTCAGGCGTAGGGTCTGACTGCACCATGGGACTCGTCCCGATGATCTGCTTGACCATGTCGTCTGCTTTGGCCTCGGTAACATCAGCGTATTGCTGCTCGCTTAGGAACCCTATGGCCTTGAAGATAAGTTTCGGTGATGATTCCTCAGCCTCGAACCTGATCTTAGTGATCACCGCATCGAACGCCACACCACGCTTAGCCAGCATAACGCCGTACTCTTGCAGTGGCTTCAGTGACGCAGGCGGTACACGTAGCAACATAGGTTCGTTGACCTGACCCGCAGGCGCTACTGCTAACCGACGTGCGTCTGAACATGCCTTGCCTCGTGCGTTCTTACCTGACCCCCAGACGTTGTGGGGGCATGTAGCACAGGTTTTAGCCTGCACGTCCTCAGAGTCGGGCAGCGGATTCTTACCGTCGTCAGACGCACACGTAGGCTTAGCAGTGCTGCCTTCCTCGTACTCTGCGTCGTAGTAAACCTTCGACAAGTTAGGGTTAGCATCGAGAATGACTATCTGGACGTTGCTCGCTGGCTCGTCGGGGTCGTCCGACTTTGTAATTATGCTGCGTGTGTCACCCTGCACGACAGTGAAGGTCTTACCCTTGATCGACAGGACAGGGAAGCTGGCAGATACGCCAGCGGTTAGCGCTGTGTTCGTCTCGGCGACGTTAGCATTCTGGAGGTGTGCCGGTAGTTGGCTCCCCTCAAATGGTATTACATTACTCATTGTGTTCTCCTAAGAACGTCGTACGTTAATGGTTGTTACGCGGGATACATCAATGCCGGGGGGTAGCTCATCATGTTCTTCCATGTAGGCTTCCACGGCGTTTTTATTGGCGCGGCTCTCCAGAAAATCGTAGGCGTCGTTCTGCCTAACGAAGTCGAAGAACGCGTCACGGTCAGCAACTTTTGCTGATGTTCGGACGGAACGGTACGCGGTGCCGTGAGCTGTCTTAGCCGACTCCTGCCCCGTTTCATTAAATTCTGCGAGCAGCGAGTGCTCTATCTTGTCGAGTGCGTTGTTGAACCGTGACAATTCCTCGGAGTGCGTCTTCTTGAGAGCATCTTTGGCGTCACGGATTTTGATGTACTTACCGATAAGTTCATCTAGCTGCATATTGTTCCCCTTAAAGTTTAATATAGGTTACTGTACCGTAGGTGTCAATTATTTTACGCCTTTAATAAGGTCTAACAGCACACCTTGTGTCGTAGCCTTGTCTTTCAGACGGTCGTAGATACGAGACTCCGCCGGTGTACCCTGCAAGTTAACGATCAACTGGCTGTGGTTCTGGCCGGGTCTGGTGATTCGTGCGTTCGCTTGCTCGTAAGTCTCCGCCGAAGTAACGGGGGCGAACCATACGATAGTACTGGCAGCGGTGAGTGTCAGTCCGTGGGACATGGCTGCTGGCTGCGCTACTATGACGCGTGGGTCGTCCGCTTTTTGGAACGCCTTGAACACCTCATCGCGTTTGTTCTTACTGATGGCCCCGTATATAAGCCCTGTAGTAATTCCGTTCTGCTCTAAGTGTGCCGCCACCATTTCGGCGGTCGCTGTGAACGGGACGAACACTATGGTCTTGCTGTTCGACGACGCGATGATGTCGCGCAGCTCTTGTAGTCGGTCGGTCGGCTCAAACACAACGACCTCTCTGTCTAAACTGTATGCAGTGCCGCACGCAATCTGAACCAACTTCATGAGCTTGACCGCCTCATTCACCGCCTGTATCTGCTCCCCCTCGTGTTCAGTGGAGAGTTTAGATAGCATGTCTTTGTACATCTTCGCCTGTACCGTTGTTAGTGGTATCTCTCTGGTTTCGTACATCAATGGCGGCAGGTCTATGCAGTCGTCCCGGTCGAACCGGATGCTAGGTTGCATGGCTCGGTGTACTACGTCTAGTGCGTTGTCTCTCGGTAGCCATTTGTACGGCCCACACTGACGCATCACTTGGTCACGAAATCGGGTGAAGTACGGCGGCACGTTCTCAGGTACTACTAACCTGCACTGCGCCCATGCGTCGGTCGGGTCGTTAGGGATAGGCGTGCCGGTTAACCCCCACAGCCGCGCCGCGTCTTTAGTAATTTTCTTCAGCGCTCTCCACCGTTCAGTGCCAGCGTTACGAGCCACCTGTGCAATCTCGTCGACCAGTATCAAGTCAATGTCGGTGCGCTTAACCAGCTCGTCCTGCATCACCTTCACTCCGTCGTGGTTGATGATGTACACGTCTACGTTCTGGTCGAGTAACTTCACTCGCTTTTTCTTGGTGCCGTGAAGTACGGAGAATGTTAGGTGGGGGAAGTGCCTGAATATTTCGTCGGCCCACACACGTTCCAGCGTTGATAGCGGTGATATGACAAGCATACGGGTGGCCTGCCCTATACTTCGCAGGTAGTCGTACGCCCACAACGACGCTAATGTCTTACCTGTGCCTAAGTCGTTGAGTACGAACGCTCGGTTGTTCAGTGTTAAAAACTCTGCGGTGTCTCGCTGTGCTGCGAACGGATCGTACTGCCCTGACCAGTCGTAGTAGTGACGGATAGGACTCGGCGCGTCGATGCCCATGTTGCGTAGCAGCTTCACCACCTCTAGTGCGTGCGGTACAGCGAGTAGGTTCTGCCCTTTGTACGGGATGATTTTGTGCTTCGGTACGACTGCCATCACCTGCTCTGGGTTCCGCAGGTTCAGCAACACTGCTTTGTTCTTCGTGCTAACTTTCAAGTTGTTCCCCTTTTACTAACGGTAGTAGTACGTCTAACTGACTGACATCATCAACGACGAACGCGTGACCGCCTGCTCGGTTGATCCATTCTATTTCCCTCAGTTGGTTGGGCGTAGCGTTGCCGCGTTTGCCGGGGGCTTTGGTTTCTATACCGACGAACCTACCGCCTAGACATACGATGAAGTCAGGCGCACCGACACGACCCATGCCGTTGCTTACTGGCATGTAGTAGTACGCCTTGTGTTTAACCAGCCACGCTTTGATCGTCTTCTTTACTTTCCCTTCCGGTGTCATTTAGGTCTTCCATAATTGACTCAATCATTTTGATCTCGTCGGTCATGCTGGATTTGAATTGGAACGTCGCTGCTGGCCCCAGCTCTATCGGGGTGCACTTCTCTGGGTTGTCACGCATCCACGTAGCCTGTTGCTTACTCCGCTGTAGGTCGTCCTGCAACCACGCTACTTGCTCGTCTGTTAGGTTCATGGGTACGCACTCCCTGCCTGACCCGACCTGTTACTGTTAGTGCAGGTGTAGTCGTGGTTGTTTGCCTTCGGGCAGCGTTTGTTGCCGCACACAGGGCATACAATCATACGTTGGTGGTGCACTGGCTTTGCATCGTGGCACGTCACGCAGCAGCAATCACAGCGCTGCATTTCCCACGGCAGCGGTAAAACTTTATCGTGGAACACAATACGCGTGCCGTACTCTGGGTGCCCATGGATACGCATAGCGTCCTCGAACGAATCCCACAACGAGATTGAACTTACAGCAGTAAGCCAGTTAAGGGCGCACTTGCCGTTGTCGAACACGATGCCTTCGTACTGCGCCTCGTCCGGCGGGTTCACTTGGTCGGCGGTATGCGTGTCTGATATGTCGAGTGTTCTGTAAGCTGTAAATCTATTCATCTCATCCCCTTAAGTGCAGCTACTACCTGATCGGTAATCATGCCGCGTGCTATTTCACTGACTTGACTGACCTTGAATGTGTTGGCGATTTCCTCCGTAAGTAGCTGCCGCACTGCGCTTTGCACCTGTGTGTGCACCAACCGTCTAATGTTCTCTGGCTCCAGTGCAGCGTTAACCGCTTTTATAAAGTCTTCATCCTGCACCAGTTGCTGCTGCGTCATCATTTCATTAACCGCGTACCGAATACCCTCGAACCTAAGTTCGACGTGCGGTACTCCCGTCCCTTCCAACCTCGTGTTTATGCTCACGTTTACCCCTTATTTTTCCCGTTAAACTCACAATCTATAACTGGACACCACGCTCGACACAGACCACTTGGTTTCTTCTCCCACTTGTCCTGCTCGTACGCTATGTTGAACCGTCGTACTCGCGGTAAGAACTCTGCCCACATGTCAGGTAAGTCACTGCGCTCAAACCCCGCCGTAGATATTTTGTTCTTGTGCGCCAGCCACACGTAGCCTGTTGTTACTGTGTCTATCTGTGGGTAGTGGTGGAACACGAACGCAGCGAACAGTGTTAGCTGGTCGTGATCTGGCTTGGGTTTACCTGTCTTCCAGTCAAGCATCAGTGCTTTGTTGCCATCGACTAACATGTAGTCAACCTTAGCTCTAACCCACGCGTCTTTATCCCACCACCCCGTTGCAGCTAGTTGTTCGTTCAGACACAGCTCCTGCTCGGCGATTGAGTCGCCCGTACGTGATAGTAATTTGGCTACCATAGGTTCCCACTTCTGCATGGTCTTAGGTAACGCGATACCGTCACGTATCCGTAGCTCCAGTGCTTTGTGAACTTCATTCCCCCACTTGAGCGCCTCGCCTTCCGGTTCAGTGATGTCTTTCTTCACTCGCTGCCGGTAGTGTCGGTGCGGACATGTCTCGTACGAATTGAGTGCGCTGTAACTCCATGCTGTTATGGCACTCATTTCGCATCTCCATAAGTTTGTCCTATGTCACCCTCACTCCATGTCGGCAGTTCAGGCCACCAGTCGGGTGACTGGCGCATTCGTGTTTGTACCGTATCAAGTATTTCGTCGGCGTCTTGGTCTTTAACTACGTACACCAGCTCGTCGTGCACGCTGTGCGCAAGCGGGTACTGCTTACCGAACGCAGTGTGCATGTCCAAGGCAATGTCAGTGATCACATTACGCGCGAGGTGTTGCACGATGTTCTCGTCTATTTTCCCGGCGTAGATACGCGCCTCGTTACGACCGTGACCGTACCACCACTCAGCATTGCCGCCGTCTATCTCAGTACGCAGGTCGGGATACCTGATAGTACCCTTCGGTGTAACGATGCCCTCGGCTGACGTGTGGCATAACCCACATGGATCAATGTCAGCACGTAGCCCTGATTTGATTAGGTCTAGCGATCCGTGGCACTTACGCCAGCCCTGTGTAATCTGCGGGTGGGCCTTACGGTACTTACCTACTACGTCTAACGACTCAGCTTCGGTGAGTTCAACGCCGCCCATAACTTTAGCTACGTCACGGAACGTCACATGACCAGCACCGAACCCAAGTCCCAGATGCGATACCTTACCTAGTTGGCGCTCGGCTTTGGTTATCTCTGACTCGTGCTTGTGGTATAGATCGTTAGCCGCGAAGTAGCGATATAGGTCAGCGCTGTCGGGGTGTTCCGTAAACAGCTTCACCGCATACGGCACTTGCCACAAGAACATGTTGACCCGCAACTCAATGCCGCTCAGGTCAGCAACCACCACCTTGTACCCCTTCGGTGCACGCAGTGATTTGCGTAGTACGTCGCTGATCTTAGGTACGGGGCCGACGCGAGTTAGGTTCTGCTGGTTGAGTTTCATCGTGCCAGAAAACCTTCCTGTAGTGTCGGCTCCGTAGTAACGCAGGGCAATAGGCATTTTCCCATCGCACATGTTGGCGACTTTAATGAACCTGTCCATGCGTGTCTCAAGGATGGATGACTGTGTGTCGAGTCGTGCTTCTACTGCTGCTACGACGTACTCGTTAGGATGGTCTTTAAGTGCGAGGAACTGTTGGTCGTTCTTAGCGAGAGCGGGAATCATACGCCCTGTGTTGGGCGACTCTTTCATAGGTACTTCTACCTTGAGAGACTCCAGCATTTTGCGGAACTTGGGTGCGGATTTTAGTTCGCCTTGTAGCCACACGAGCGTGTCTACACCTTCCAGTTTTTGCCTGACCTGATCTTCAACCGGCAGGAGAAGGTCAACCAAGTCTTGTAGCACCTTCTTCTTGCGACCTCGTTCAGCTTTAAGCCCCCGGCCTAGCAGCTCAGTGTTCACATCGAACTGCGGGTCAACGAGCATACGTATAGTCAAGTCTATTAGTCGCAGTTCTTCTTTGGGTATAGTCGGCAGCAACCTGCGGAAAATCCCCGCACATATAATAGTGTCGTCGTCGTTGTAGTCCGCCATTGCTTCGCGTTCATCGTCACTGAAGTCCTTAAGGTTCTTACCCTTGGTGTTGGTTGCCTCTAAGTCACCTTTAGGCTTTAAGCCGAAGTGTTTACCCAGTGCCTTGAGCGACACGCCTGTAGTTTTAGTGAACGCGGGGCGTGCCATTGCTAACGTGCACCCCCACATCTTAGGCTTAATGTGGAAACGCCACGCTAGAATCATAGCGTCGAACTCAGAATTGTTGTGAGCAATAGCCCACGCGTTGTCCCAATCTATGTGGGCGAACGCATCAGCAATGTCGTCGTATCCGAAGTATGTAACTGGCGTATCGTTAAACCCTTCTTGGATGGAGCATGAAATGATTTCTGTGTCGGGGTGCATTACGTACTCAATGCCCGACATTTTTGATAGTGAGTGAGCGACTGACCAGAATGTTTCAAAGTCGTAAAACACTGGCGTTAAAGCCATGATTGTTCCCCTTAGTTGCATAGTTAACCGCACCAAACCACATTACGTGCAGGTGTTATAGCTCGTAGCGTGAGCTAGACGGTTGAATCAGACGTGGGAAAAGGAGGTTCACCAACAAAAAACCACGTCCTTCAACTGCGGCGGTTTTAACGGCACTCACCGCTTATCCGAGTAACCAATATATCATGTGGTGTGACAACCGCAAGCAGTGTGCTATATTTCGCGTGCGCTTGTTCCCCTTGCGCAGCCCCCCGAGAGGGGGGCAACCCATGATAGTAAATCTTACAGCTTGCCAGTGAGCTTCGCTTTCACCGCTACCTGATTCATGGTGTCGGTGT